TTTTTCAGTGCCGGATACGCCTTCAGCGTCTCGCGGAGCATTTGCTGCTCTTGGCTGCCGGTCTGGAAGAGAGCCGGGTAAGCGGTGCGGGCCTCAGGAACGAAGGTCGTGCGCTGGTTGAGCCACTCGCGGCGCTTGGGAGCGTGCTCGGTGAGCATCTCGTCGGCGTTGGCAAGGTATTGGCGGACTTGCGCGGGCTCGTGATAGACCTCCTCGCCTTGCGCGTTCGTCACTGTGCCGCCTTCGAGATTTTCGAGCGCCCACTTGCGAACTTTCTTCGCAATGCTGATGCGTTCCTCGAGTGTCTCGGGCGTTTCGACATCGGCGAGAGGGTTCTCGGCGGTCGGAGCGAGCGTGATCGGTGGCGTGGAGTCAAATTTGGCGCGGAGGTCGGAAATTTCGGTTTCCAGTTGCTCGGCGCGTTCTTCTGCTTCGCGGCGTTTGGCGGTGATTCTGTCGATTCGGCGAAGGAGCTTCTCCTGCGTGGGAGCGGGAGCTTCTTCCTCGGCGTCGTCTTCGGATTTTTCCTCGGATTCGTCTGACGAATCGGACGGATCGGGCGAATCTTCGTTTTCCTCGGTGTTTTCCTGTGAACGATCTGTTTCCGCATTCGGATCGGCCTCTTCGGTCGATGGTTCCGGCGGTGTTTCCTCAACTTTGTCCAATGTGAGCCCCATTTCTGCGGCAAAATCGGTCAGGTTGAGCGTGTCTTCTGCTTGGGTTTCTGGTGTTTGCGTCATGGTTTCCAACCAAGTGGGTCAGCGCGGGATTTTCGACCGGCGCAGAGGGTCGATGCCGGTTGGATTGCGTTATTTTTCTGATTTGTCTATGGACTTGAGCAGAAAACGGCAGAAAACGACGCAAAGCGTCAGAAAACGACGCAAAAAAGGGAGGATTTGGGGGGGGAATTGTGTCATGGACGGGCGTCTGCCCGTCCAGCGGGAGGTAGTCAGAGTTTGCTCTCGATGTATTTCCCGCGTGACTGCGTGCCTCGGTCGCGGTCGAGCTTCTGCCAGGTCTCGGGCTGCATGGAGACGCTGCGGGTGATAGCCGTGCGTCCTTTGGCGTTTTTGTTTTTGCCGCCGGCTTTGCGGCCGGCGCCTTTGCGGGCGCCGCCGTGGGTGGAGTTTTTCATTTTCGTGAGGTTAGACAAGGGCGCGGATTTCTTTGCAGTTCGACATGTGGTCGGTGATTCCCCATCGGGAGATTTCTAAAAGGACGACTGGTGGGATTGTAGCGGGAAGCAAGCAGATTTTATCAGCCAGTTGTTTGCGGACTGCGTAGTTTCCACAGGCCATTTGTTCAGTAAGAAAATGGATGTCCGGGCAAGCATAGTTGTCACGGATTGTTGCGAGGATTTGGTCAAGGTTCATTTTTTTGCGAGGTATGCGGTGAGTTCGGCGACTTGTGCTTTGAGTTTTTCCCCGCAGTCAAGGGCGGCAGCGCGAGCGGAGTGTTCATCAGTTAACCCTTCAGTAATTCGGATTTCCTTTCCAAGCCGAGTGACAGGAAATGCGCGAGCGATCCATTGTCCTGTCGGAAGCTGACCGAATTGTGCGTTCATAACAAATTGTCGACGACCGTAGTTCATTTCACCGATTCCGTCAGTGATGATTTGTGCGGTGAAAAGGTTTTTCCCGTTGTTGGTGAATTGGATTTCGTTGTTCATTTTCTGGTCTTTCTAGTGTTAGTTGTTGGTGGTTTTCAAATCCCATTTTGCGGTGGTGCGGGTAAAGATTTCGGAAGCGGCGGCGAGGCTGTCAATGTAGCGGCTGGGACCGCCGATTCCGCGCTCAATTTTGCAGGTTCCGTCAATATATTGGTAAAGGCTCAACATGTGGCGGCCGGTGGCGCGGCGGATAAGCGCCGGGGCTGGCATTTGCATTTTGAGAAGTTTCATTTTTGGCGAGGGGTTAGTGGCGCGGGGATCGAACCCGCGCCGGGGTGGGTTACATGTTGGCATCGGTTACAAGGAAGCAGCCGATTGGGGATCCGTTTGCTGTGCGCTCGCCCATCTCGCGAATTTCGGATGTGAATTGCACTTCCCCGCCGTCAGTTATTATTTTGTATTGGATGCCCCATTTGGTTTCGTTGACCTCAACAACGATTCCGCACTCTTCTCCGAATTGCGCGCCGTAAATAAATTTTACGATTGAGCCTGTTTCGATTTGGTGAGCTGTGTTGTTCATTTTTTTATTTTCTATTTTTGGTTTTCGTCTCGGCCGTGGTGGCTTCGATCTGGGATGACTATCTCACCAATTTGAAAATTCGTCAACAACTTTTTTCAAGAAAATGAAAATTATTTTGGAGGCCCGCAGAGCCGCATGAATCCTAGCTCTGCGGGCTACGCGAGCTTTTCGTTCATGCGTTCAAGCCAGCTTTTCTGGGGGAGGGGTTGGATTTTCCTGCGCGGCTTGGCGGGCGCCACGGTTCCGGCGGCGAGGGTTTCGGTGGTGGACCACCGCATGTGACACGCGAGACACTCCCGCCGGCGTTTGGCCTGGCGGGTGTCTACGACTTTGCTTCGGGGGTGCTGGCAACTCGGACAGGTCACGCCTGCTTGCTGGCGAGTTCGATGCGTTGCAGGATGTCGGTCTGGAGGCCGCGGAGGGCGTCGAGCCCGCCGGCGCAGTGGGCGAGCGTGCCGTGCCTCTCGGCGGTCTTGAGGTTGCTGACGAGCTCGACCGAGTCGTCGATGTGGTCGCCGATGATTTGCAGGACGGCTTGCACAACGAGCGGCTTGATGCCGGGCATGCACAACGCGGTCTGCATGTCGTCTTCGTCGAGGCGCTCGGGGGTGATAATTTTGGTGATGTTGCGGATGGTGATCATGTGGATTTTTTCGGGTTGAGGTCGAATTTCTGCTGTATCTGGACATGCGAAAACGCATGCCGCTTGGATGGGCTCGGGATGGGCACAAGCAGGCCGATCTCGAGGTAGGTGCGATACTGGCGCTCGCTGATGTCGAGCAGGTCCATGACATCCCGCCGACGCAGGATTTTTTTAGTAGCTGCCGCCGCCTGTGACATTCAGAACCCCTCCTTCCACATTCTCGATGCCGCTGGCCACAAGGTAGCGCAGGCAGTCGATAGGGTCTTTGCACGCGCCCTTCTGGCCGTCGGCGCCGGTCCATTCCTTAAGCGCCCAGATGGTGTTTTTGCACCGCTCGCTGATATACAGCCTGGGTGCGTTGTTGTGGTCGATGGGTGTGTCTTCATTGTAGTAGAGCCATGAGTTTATCAAAGCGACGCCCTCGGCGATGTTCTCGGTGGGGCAGGACCGGAAGGGCATGCCTGCCTCTTCGAGTTCCTCCAAAAGGGTTGTGGCGTGCTCGCGGTTCCCGGCGACCGTGGTGTTGCCGTAGCGGCTGTCGATCCACCGCTCGAAGGCCGTGACGCCGTCGAGCTTCTCGAGCCGCTCGATCTCGGTCTTGTAGGCAAGCAAACCCCACCCGAAACTCTTCTGACCTTCGTCGGCCTCGCCGTCGGCCCGCTTGCCGCTTGGCTTCGCCCACGCCTCGGGATACCCGACGCCCTCGATGTATTCGTCCGTTTGCGGCCATTCGCGGTAGACCCACGCCCGCCCGCCGGCATCGATCCGCGCCCAGAGCATGAACCAATTCTTGTTCCCCGCAGGGTCCACAAAAAGGTAGACCGTGCCGTCCTTCGGGACTTGGTCGGCCTTGACGACATGCACCGCCTCGCGGAATCGCGGAAACGATGTGGCCGTGGCCTTGACCGGAACCCCATACGCCCGGCACAGGATTTTCTCCCGGGACTGCGCGGCCAGCTCAATCTTCATGCGCTCGTATCCAGCCCAAGGATTCGCCTGGGTGTGAAAATACAATATCGCGGAATTCCGCACACAGGTCTGGTGCGTGGGGACTTTCTCAAATCCCTTCCCGTTGCGCTTCGGGAGCAACTCGGCATCGACCTCGGTGATCGTCTTCGCGCCCTGCAAATACTCTTTGACCGTCGGGCTGTAGCCTTCAATCGGCGTGAAGGTGACAATCAGGATGCCGTTTCGCGTGACGAGTCGATACCGGATCGTTTCCAGCCACTCCAGCGGCACCAACTCGTCGCACCAAACTACATCGACCTCGCCGCCCTCGATGGTCTTGATGTCCTGGGCGTAGTTCCTAAACCAACACTGCGAACGATTCGGCAGCACAAAGGTATTCTCGGAAAATCCGTTCTTCTGCGTGTAGCTGATGTTCGTGACCTTGTTCCGCTTCGCCTCCCTCAACTCCGAGGGCATGAAATCCCACAGGATCGGCTGCTGCATCGAGATGCTGTTGTCGTTCGTCGTCTGGAAGCACCATGCCCGGCAGTCCGGCTTCTCAATCAACATCCGCATCACCTCTTTCCCTGCCCAGGTCGACTTGCCCGACCGATTCCCTCCCATGATCAAAACATCCCGATACTTCGCCGCCGCCGCCGATGCCTCCGCCCAATGCGCCGGCTCGTAGCCAAACCGAATCGGATCCGCCTTCTCGAGGGCAATCCGCTCTTCCCGCTCCGCAAACAATCGCACCGCTTCGTCCATATCCGTCCGAAACAACGAGGCCGGTATCTCCGGCAAAACTGGGTGGATAGTCTGGCCTTTCATGCTTCCCTACTCCTGCCCTCCCCTCAACAACGCATTCGTCTTCGGCTTCGCATCCACCAGACTCCCGTCCGCAGATTTCGCCACCATCACCCGCTCGTTCGCCCGGTAAAAGGCATTATCCCTCACGCCTATCGTGGCACCCTCTACCTCGCTGAACTTCACCAACAACAACCGCCGATTCATCGGCTGCCTCGCTTGCGAGACCCTCGCGGGCCTCGGCCATTCTTGTTCCTGCTCTTGCTTATCTGCTTGTGGTTTCGGTTTTTTCATAAAATTTTTCGGGGGGTTGGACTAGTGGGGGGTAAAATTGAAAACCGAAAAGCCGACCCCCCTCCCCCCCCTGTCGAGGCCATAACTTCCGATAAGCATACTTTGCGATAGTGAGCCAGCATTGTGTTTCAATCACTTACAGATTCAGTGTCGTTTTTGGGCTCAGATAACGCCTCTTGTTGAGACTGGGGCAGGGTTTTGATTTCGGGGGGATGCACCTCACGACTGGTCTCACCGCCCTCGATTTGGAATTCTCCATCAATCACATCCTGTTTGTTTAGAATCATCTTGCGGATGTCGTCATGTGACATGGCAAGGATTTTGTTTTTAATTGAGATCGCAGTCAGTTGAGGCGTCTCGTCCTTGCTCAGCTTGTCGTGGGCGGTGCCAGCGAGGAAGTTGAGGTCACCGGCGCGGATCTTCTTGCGTTCGTCTGGGTCGCGGAGCCGTTCACGGATTTCGGACTGGGCGAGTCGGCGGATGTCGGACCAAGCGGACGAAGAGATTTCCTTGTCCTTGTCTTTTGTTCGGGGGTGGTTGGTGATGACGCGGTGAATGACTTCCTCGCTGACACCGAGGATTTGGTTGATGCGGCGGGTGGTGATGCCGGCGAGGTAGAGGTCAGCAACGACATCACAAAGGTTTTGGAATTCGGGCGACATCAACTCCCAATTTGGCTCCGCATTTGCGCGAGATGCCTCGCTACGGGCTTTTTCGTAGCGGTTGGGGCAATGACCGGGCTTCACGCGAATTTTCGCCTCCTCGATCCTCTGGAGCTTCCAAGTTTTACCTTCCTCGAAGGAAACGGGGCAGCCGGAATCGAACCATTGGCTGGCGGATTCGGTGGCGACGCCAAATTCCGCCGCTAGTTTGACGGCGACCGAGTGGCGGGTTTCGACTTTGGGGATATTGCGTGTTGGTTTCATGCGCGTTGATCTCTGGTTACAAATTTGGAAATGTGGCCCTGCATCAGGATTGGCACTGAGACATTGCGTTCTCCCGAGCGGTTCTTGACCACATGAAGGATGCTGCCCTCATCGCCGTGGATAACTTTCCAGACATGGTCGGAGTGGTGGCCGATGGCGCGGGATTCGCGCAGCTTGCCGTCGTCGTTGAGCTGGCTTGCCGTGATCACTGCGATGTCGCATTGCAATGCCATCGCTTTCATCTTGCGGGTTATTTCGCTGACATGTTGTTCCCGGGTCTCGTTGCTGGACATGGCCCGCAGATTAACGAGCTGCACATAGTCGATGATGGCAATGTCCACGGCGCCAGAGGCTGCGTATTCGCGGATCGAAGCCTCGATGCTTTCCATGTCCGTGGTCTGATCCTCCAGAATGAGTGGGAGTCCCTTCATCACCGTGGCATTTTGCACAAGCGCATTGATGGCCGGCGCGTAACGAGCCTCCACCTCGGCACGGATGTTCCGTTCCGACATGTGCGAGAGCATCCGCTCCAGCACCTGCTTGGCGCTCATCTCCAGCGAGAAATACAGCACCCGCTTCCCGGCCAGCAGATTTAGCAGGGCGATTTGCATGAGCATGATGCTCTTTCCGCCCGAGGATTCCGCCGCCACCGTGGTGAGTTCACCCCGTTTCGGCCCGCCATGCGTGATGCGATCCAAGTCCTTCAGCCCTGTGGTAAACGCCTCCGCCTGGGCATTGCCCTCCAGTTCCAGCAACAAATCCTCCAAATGCTGCACCACCGTCTTGTGCTTCCGGTTGAGGAAAGTCGAGATCACCGAGAGTTCGCTCGCCAGAGCCGCGATGTCCGCTGTCTGCTTCAGCAATCCCTCCTCGGCCTTTCGCACCGCCTGCATGGCGTTGCGGTATTTGTGTGCATCGATCAGGTAGCTCCGGTGGTAGGCCGCATTCTCCTTGCTGCCGTCCATGTTCGTGTTGGAAATCTCCCACAGCCCCTGCGATCCACCCACCTCGTCCAGCAACCCCCGTTTGACCAAATCCACCTCGATGTCGAA